CGACTGGTGGCCGCCCTGGAGAAGCGCTACGCCGTCGATCCGGCCGAAGACCCCATTTACGATGATGAAGACGAGTCCGCTGCGCCTGGCACCGGGGGAGGGGGTAAGCCGGCGAAGGAAAAGCCAAAGAAGGAGTTCGGCCCCGAGCATTGGGACCAGGTTGAATACGTGCTGCGCAACTTCGTCCTGGTCTACGGCGAGGACCTGGTGTGGGACGTTAGCCAGCGCATGCTTATGAAAATCTCGTCGATGCGCACGATCGTGGCCAACAACGACGTCATGCGCTTTTGGGGTGGCGACAACCGGCGCTGGGTGCTGAAGAAGAACATCGTCTTTGATCCGCAGGAAACCCGCTCTCCCGACACCAGCGGTCCGACGGCCACCGTCAACCTGTTCAACGGCTGGGCGATGAAGCCGAAGCGCGGTGCGCACCTTCAGATCCAGACCCTGCTGAACCACCTGTGCGATGGCAAGGAAGACTTGATGACGTGGATCGAGCGCTGGCTGGCCTATCCGCTGCGCAACCGTGGCGCCAAGATGGAGACGTCGATCATCATGCACGGCGACGAGGGCAGCGGGAAGAACTTCTTCTTCGAAAAGGTCATCAAAAAAATCTACGGTGAGTACGGCTACGTGATCGGCAATGCGCAGCTGGAGTCGCAGTTCAACGACTGGGCCTCGAAGAAGCTGTTCATGGTCGCCGATGAGGTGGTGACTCGCTCAGAGCTCAAGCACATGAAGGGCAAGCTGAAGTACCTGGTGTCGGGCGACATGATCATCATCAACCCGAAAGGCCTGCCGGAACACGGCGAGGCCAACCACATGAACTTCGTGTTCCTGTCGAATGAGCTGCAGCCGCTCGCCCTGGATAAGACGGACCGCCGCTACCTGGTGATCTGGACGCCGCCGGCGCTGTCACGCGACTTCTACGTCCAGGTGGCAGAAGAGATCGACGCCGGCGGGATCGAGGCCTACTTCCACTACCTGCTGCACGACCTGGAAATGGGCGAGTTCAACGAGCACACGAAGCCGCTCTACACCGATGCCAAGGACGACCTGATCGAGAAGAGCCTGACGCCGGCCGAACGCTTCTACCGCGAGTGGAGCCGGGGCTTCTTGCCGCTGCCGTTCATCACGTGCGGGGCCACCCAGCTGTACGACGCTTACAAGGTGTGGTGCGAGAAGTCGGGCGAGTCGAAGTACATCTCGCAGACCCTCTTTACGCCCACCGTGCTGCGCTACGCCGGGGAGGACTTGGAGAAGCGTGTCGTCAAGTACGAGTACGGCGAGTCCGTCAAGCAGCGCAACGTGTTCCTGCACGGCGCGAAGCCAGAGGACAAGACGCTGGGCGACTGGGTGGCTGATGCGTCGTCGTTGTTCGAGAAGCATTTGCAGAGCTATCGCAGTCGTTCGGTGGTCAATGTTGAGGGTTGACCCATAACATCGGGAGCAACCCATCACACCGCCGGCCCGCATGGATGCTCACTTGTTATGGGTGTGATGGGTGTTACGGGTTCCTCGCGCACGTATACATGCGCGTGAGGCTGCAAAGTTCGTCCGGGTTTGTGCTTCGGCTTGCATATTTTTTTTGTCAGAAAGTAGAAAGTAGTAATAACACCCATAACACCCATAACAAGTGAGTGTCTATGCGGGCTGGCGATGTGATGGGTATGTGATGGGTATGACGGGTTGGTCATAAATAGCATCTAAAACCATTGAAACTTGACCGAGGAGTGAAGGATGGCGAAGAAATTGGATCTGCGGGAGGCGATGCCGGTGACCGCCGCGCTGATTGATCAGTTCCGGGAGGCGTTCGGCGCCGAGAATATCCACGATGTCATTCGGCGTGGGATGGCTGGCGAGCCCGTGTTCTACGCCTCGGAGAATGGGCAGGAGATCGGAACGCTGGGTCGACCAGGCGTTCGCGTGCGTTTCACCGGCAAGGGCAACAAGTGCGTGATCGTGGGGGAGTAGTTGTGGTTGGAGTAGCGCTGCATGAAATGTCTAAAACGAGTCTGAACCAGGGAGAAATTATGTGTGAGAAAAAGACGGTCAAAAAAATTACAGTGTCCAAGCCTTGCTTTGAATGCCCGCACTGCGGCGCTGATGTTGACGGGTGGATGATTGACCCTCGCGGGCGCGATGACACTTGCGACGATTGCGACAAGCCGTACACGATCGCCGCCGATGCGGACGTGGTCATCTTCTAGGAAAAACGATGCAAGAGACAACGGTATCGAAAGAGTGGATATTTGAAAGCGCTGGCCAGGCCGTGCATGTCGCTTTCCTCATCCTCGCGCAAGAGGCACAGCAGGACGCGCCGCTGCGCAAGGCTTTGATTCGGATCATGGAGGATACGAATCTAACGACCGACAATCAGCGCGACTGGCTCCTCCAGCTGCGCGGCGGGCCATCGAGCGCGATCAACTTCCGTGGATTAGAGATGGGTGAGGTGCGTGCGCTGTGTGCCAGGGTCACACAGGCGGTCCGTGGGCTTCCCGCGCCGGAGACCTGGGCGCTGCAGGCGAAGTTCGGACAGGTGGAATTCGAAGACATCGATGATGGGCAGCCGCACTGCAATCCGCCACGCCGGCGCTTCGCATTTTCAGCCGAGCGAATCGTAGCGATAAAAGGGTTGTCGGATTGGTTTGCTCCATCGTTTCCAAAGATTCCGCCGTTCGCGTTGGACTGCCTGCTGGGCAAGCTATATGCGAACCACCTAAAGATTGAAATCAGCTTCCGAGGCTTAGCACAGTCTTTCGGTGGCAATCATATGGCGTACGCGCGATCGTTCAAACTTTTGAAGGGACGTGTGCGCGAGTTGGAGAAGCTTGCTTTACAACGTCTCGACCGGCAGTTCGTCGATCAGGGCATGATATCTATTTTCTAAAAGCGGTTGACACACGTGTTACACAGGAACTATATTTACGTCATTCTCGCAGTAACTGTATCTAGGCAACGATCTACGCCGGATTAAGAAGCTGCTGAGTAAATCAACCTCGCCGGGCACTTGCCTCGCGAGGTTTTTTTTCGTCCCTCGCGAGAGCCTACCAGTAACGCGATGGTAGGCCAGCGTGCTCCGATCGGCAAGGATTTGTTGGACGGGGCAAGGGCTAAGGTTGTGGCCCATCGTGCAGACGTCTGCACTCCAGTTCACACAGCGAAGGAGGTGATCCCGTCTGACCCGCAGCTATAAGCGGTGCCTACAGTTGCCATTTCGTTTTGCCCGCCTCGCGCGGGCGTTTTTATTTGTAGTTTGATTCAGCAGCCAATAGGGAGGACCGATGGATATCAATGTACGTGGCGCAATCGATGCGCTCACTTCGCAGACCGCCGCCGGTCAGAAGCAGGTCCGGTTCGCTACCAGGTTGGCGCTGACGCGTACCGCTAAGAAGGCCGAGCTGGCCGAGGTGCGTGAGATGCTGGACGTCTTCCACAACCCTACGCCCTTCACGTTGAGCAGCACGTTTGTGCGGCCTGCGACCACGGCTAGGCTGGAGGCCGAGGTCAAGTTGAAGGATGACTCGGCCAAGGCGGTGCCTGCGTCGAAGTTTCTCGCCGCACAGGTGAGCGGTGGACAGCGGAAATTGAAGCGCTTCGAGGTGGCACTGACTGCCGCTGGTGTGATGCCGGTCGGTTATCGCGCCGTACCAGGCCAAGGTGCCAAGGTCGACAGCTACGGCAACATGAGCCGAGGCCAGATCGTGCAGATCCTCGCCTTCTTCCGAGCCTTTCCTGAGATGGGCTATAAGGCCAACATGACCGATAAGGGCAAGGCCCGTCTGGCGCGCGGCAACAAGCGCGCGCAAGGCTTCAGCTACTTCGTCGGCACTCCCGGCGACCGTCTGCCGTTAGGCATCTACCAGCGCGTCAGCTTCAACGGTGGCACGGCCATTAAGCCGGTGCTGATGTTCGTGCGCTCTGCCCTGTATCAACCCATCTTCGACTTCAAGTACGTCGTCGAGCAGACAGTGAAGACCGAGTTCGATAGCGAGTTCCAGAGCGCCTTCGCCGAGGCCGTCCGAACGGCTCGCCCGTGATCTATTACATTTTAGTAACTACCCCTCCCCCTATTTGGGTCCTCCCCAAGAGGTGCCGCGCAAGGGTAATTCGAACCCCGACAAAACGCTAGCGGATGGCCAAACAATTTCCTTACAAATCGCCTGACACACCTTAAAACCTGACAAATGCCGAACCTGATAAAGATTGCCGACTGGGCGAAATCCATAAATATTTCGCGCCAGTCCGCCTATGACGCCGTGAAGCGCTGCGACATTCCGGTCATCGACGGCCAGGTCGACAGCGAATACGCCACGATGCTGTACCAGCGCAACACGCGTGGTCGTGCAAATGGCAAACGAGATGCACTTTCGGCCGGCTTTTCAGCTGCGCCGGGCGGCGCCTATCCGGCTGCCGCCAGCAGCAGTTACGACAGCGCGCGCGCTAGACGCGAAGCGGCTGAAGCTTCGATCTCGGAAATGAAACTCGGCGAGATGAACGGCAAGTATCTGGTGAAAGATGATGTGGCTTCAGCTATTTTTAAAATTTCTCGCGCGCTGCGCGATGGGCTTACGAACTGTGCGCGCCGGATCGGCGCCGACGTCGCTGCGCTGAACAGCGCGGACGATTGCGAGGAAGTGATCACCCGGGAGCATCGTGCGCTGCTCGATAGCATGCGGCAGGCGCTTAGTGCGGAGCTGGAACTTCCTGTGGAAGATGTCGCCGAATGAACGCTGCCTCTTTCGTCATCGCTGATGCAGTCGCGCGCGGATTCGAGCCCGATCCCGATATGCCGGTCGACGAATGGGCGGATCGATACATGATCATCCCTGCCGATTCCGGCGCCAACGAGCACGGCAAATACCGCAGTTCGCGTACGCCGCATGCGCGTCGCGTCATGCAGGCGCTATCTGCAAACAACCCGTGCAAGCGGGTGGCGCTGAAGGGGGCTAGCCAGATGCTTAAAACGCAGGTGGGTCTGAACTGGTTCGGCGCCACTGTGCACCAAAGCCCGGCAAATTTTCTGTGGATTCTGCCGACGGGCAAGCTCCAGAAACGCACCAGTTCGCGCATCTCGAAGACCATTGCGGCCGTGCCGGAATTGGCCGAACGCGTCGCCTCGCCGCGCTCGCGCGACTCCGTCAACACGCTCGACACGAAAGAATACATCGGCGGGGCTCTGACCATTGTCACGTCCGGCGCGGCAGCGAACTTATCGGAGCTGCCGGCGCGCTACGTGCTGTACGACGAGATCGATCGGTCCGAGGTCAACGTGAACGGCGAGGGCGCTTCTTGGAAGCTGGCCGAGGCGCGCCAGACAACCTTCGAGAAAAACAAGAAATCGTACTATCCCAGCTCGCCGACGATCGAAGGCGAGTCGATCATCGATGAGTTGTTCCAGATGGGAACGCAAGAGGAGGCGCTAGCCGATTGCGTGCATTGCGGGCAGGAGCAAACCTTGGTGTTCGAGCGCCTGCAGCTGTCCGAGGATGGTCAGACCGCGCTGTACCCTTGTATCGAGTGCGGGGAATGCATGGTGGAGAGCGACAAAAGCCGCATGTTCGCGCGCGGTGCTTGGTCCGAGGGCGTTCCGGGCGACGGTGAAACGGTCAGCCTTACGATCTCCGGCATGTTTCTCCCCTATGGTTGGTTCTCTTGGTTGGGCATGCTCAAGGAATATCGGGCCGCCAAAGAGAAGCTGGCCGCTGGTAGCGAAGAGCTGATGATCACCTTCTACAACACCCGCCTGGCGCGCTGCTGGGCGCGGCAGAAGGAGCAGACCAAGGCGACGGAGCTGAAGGCGCGCGCCGAGGATTACCGTCTGGGCACCGTGCCGAAAGGCGGCCTGATCCTGACCGCCACCGTCGACACGCAACCGGACCGGCTGGAGGTGAAGGTGGTGGCCTGGGGCGTAGGTATGGAAAGCTGGATCGTCGACTACCAGGTCCTGCAGGGCGCGCCAGCGGAAACTGCTGTGTGGGAAAAGCTCGATGCCATTCTGATCGGCCGGTACCGGCACGCCAGCGGCAAGATGCTGCCGATCAGCGCTGCCTTTGTCGACTCTGGCGGGCACAATACGCAGGACGTGTACAACTTCACGGCCGACCGTCAGTGGCGCCATGTCTTCGCCATCAAGGGGGCGTCACAGCCGAATAAGCCGGTGCTGAGCGCCAAGCCGAGCTTGATGGACATCGACTGGATGGGCCGTAAGGTACCTCAGGGCGCAAAGCTGTGGTTCATTGGTACCGACACAGCCAAGGACTGGCTGGCTGCGCGCTACAAGTTCGCCAAGGGGCCGGGTGCAGTCCACTTCTCCACGGACCTGCCGGACGAATACTACGAGCAGCTGACGGTCGAGTTCCGCGTGGCTACCTATAAACGCGGCAAAAAGATCAGCGTATGGCAGAAACCGAATGGTGCCCGCAACGAGGCCGGCGACTTGATGGTCTACAACCTTGCCGCCGCCTACTACCTGGGCCTGCACAAGCTGAACGAGAGCCAGTGGCAAGGCGTGCGCGATAAGGTCGACCCGCCGACCGGCGACCTGTTCGATGAATCGGCGCCGGCGCCCGTACCGGAAGCGGACACGCCAGCCGCACCAAAAGCCGAAGCGCCAGCGCCGCCAGAAGCACCAGCAGCACCACAAGAAAACAACGCAGCAACCACTGAAAGAGGCGCCCAATGGCCGAAGCAATCGACAACATCAGCAGCATCACGGCCTCCGGCACCCAAGAAAACCACGGCGCGGGACTGGTGAGCTCGGCCGCCATCATCGAGGCCGACCTGGTCGAAGCGATCTTTGCATACATCCTGGCCGAGTTCCCCGAGATCTCCGCGCGCGCGGCAGAACTGAAGGAGGCAGCACGCAAGGAATTCTCGGGCATCGAAACCTACATCCCCCGCCGGTCAAAGACCCAACGCCAGCTGCTGGTGGAAGACGTGATGCGGTTGTTCAACGGCCGCAACCCAACCGAGGTGGCGCGCCGCTTGGGCGTGAGCCGCGCAACGGTGTACCGCATCATCAAAACGTCGGGGCGCTAAAAATCGTCTCAGTTTTCCGGGAAATGAGACGGCCGCGCCGATACAGTCGGCGGCATGGCCCTCACACAAACAGACCTCGACGCCCTCGATAGCGCAATCGCCACCAGCGAACTGGAAGTTCAGATGGACGGCCGCCGCGTCAAATACCGCTCCACCGCCGAGCTGATCCAGGCGCGGGAGCACGTTGCCGGCATCCTGCGCGCCGCAGCTCCTGTGGCGCGGCGCAGCAGCTTCCAATTTCGCTTCACCACTTTCCGAGGCGACTGATGAACATCATCGACTGGGTTGTCGGCTGGGTCAGCCCGAACGCGGGAATCCAGCGCCACTTCGCCCGCAAACAGCTGGAGCGCGCCTACGAGGCCGCCAGCCCGCGCGACACCTGGCGCCCGCGCCGCGCTGGCGCCAGCGCGAACGCCGATCACCTGGCCGACGCGCCCGCGCTGCGCGCCAAGTCCCGCTCGCTGATTCAGAACGTACCCTACATTCAGGCCGGATTCGAGGGTTTGGTCTCGGCCACCATCGGCGTCGGCATCATGCCGCGTTCGATCGGCGTAGACGCCGACAAGTTCAATGCGCTGTTCGAGCAGTGGACCAAGGTCTGCGACGCCGACGGCCGCCTCGACTACTACGGCATGCAAGCGGCCGCCTACGAGACGATGGAAGCGGACGGCGAACTCATGATACGGTTGCGGCCGCGCCGGCCCAGCGACGGCCTTCCGATTCCCTTGCAGCTGCAGTTGCTGGAAATCGACTGGCTCGACAGCACTCGTACCGGCGTGGTCGATGGACAGGACGTTATTAACGGCATCGAATACAACGGCCTGGGCGCCGTGACGGCCTACTACCTGTGGCCCCAGCATCCCGGCGACGCCACCCGGCTGCGCAATAAGAAAAACCAGAGCCAGCGCGTTCCGGCTCAGTTCATCATCCACTTGTATAGCCCCAAGCGGCCAGGGCAGGGCCGGGGCTTCCCCCGCATGGCGCCGATCATCGGCCGCGTGCGCGACCTGCAACTGTACGAAGACGCCGAGCTCGCGCGCAAAAACCTAGAAACCCGGCTGAGCGTTATTGGCAGCGGTGATGTGTCGCAGATGGGCAATGCACCTGTGTTCGGTGATAGCGCGGATCCAGCGCGGCACGCTAATCAGACTGGCGACCTGGGTGAACTGCCGAGCGGCAGCGTTTTCCAGATGCCAGCAGGGACCAATGTCACTGTCGTCGAGCCGAAAGCGGCGCCCGGTTACGTCGAATACGTGAGATACAACATGCACATCATCTCGGCCGGTTTCGGCGTGCCCTACGAAATGATGACCGGCGACATGAACGAGGTGAATTTCAGCAGCGCGCGCGTGCGGCTGCTCGACTTCCGGCGCTCTGTCGGCCGCATGCAGTGGCTGGTGATCATCCCCAAGCTGCTGGATCCCATCCACCGTGCCGTCGTCGATGCCGCCTACCTCAACGGCAGCATCCGCCGGCCCGACTACGCGGTGCGTTACAGCCCGCCGAAATGGGATTACGTCAACCCTGTAGATGATGTTAAGTCAGACCTGGCCGAGATCGGCGGTGGCCTGTGCAGCCTGAGCGAAAAAATTCGTCAGCGCGGCGACAACCCTGACGACGTGTTCGCCGAGATCAAGAGCGACTTCGACAAGCTGTCCGAGATGGGGATTCTGGACATCCTGCTCTTCCTGCAAAAAGGCAACCTCCCAACTGAAACCGGAACGGCGGCAGAACTGAAGCCATCGAAATAATTGTGGCGCGCTCGACCAAACAGCCGTGATTTAGGAAAAACGAATGAAGAATTTTAATCACAAGGGCGGTGTGCTGCCGCTGGAAGCCCCGCGCAATCTACTGGCGGGCGATCCGTTTGTGGTAGGCACAATTTTCGCCATCGCGACAACGTCGGCCGCTAGCGGCTCGCTTGTCGAGAGCAAAATCCACGGCGTGTTCTCGCTGCCTAAAACTGTCGGGCAAGCTTGGGTGTCAGGCCAGAGGATTTATTGGGACGATGCAAATAATCGTTGCGATACCGCGAGCGCGTCGGGGCCATTGATCGGGGCTGCCCTGGCCGATGTCGCGGCTGGCGTCGCTCAGGGAGGCGCCTGTTTGAGTGGCGTCTGTCTCGTATCCACTTCGCCGCCAGCCGAGGGCGTCCTCGGCGGCAACTTCTCCACTCAACGTGCCGCCAATGGCAACGCAATCTTCGCATAAATAGGGATACCAGATGCCAACTAACGCAACAATGACGGGCGCAGGCTACAACGCCACCGGTAAATTCGGCCAGAGCCTGAACGCTGGCTCCGGTACCGTCCCAATCGCGCTACTGCCAGCTAACAATGCACCGTGGACCGCCAGCCTTTTGGTGAAGCGAGCAACTGCGCCAAGCGCGGTCGTCGTCGCGCTCGGTTCGGTGGGTACGTTCTGGATGGGCGTGCAGGCCACCGGCGGTCTTGCGCAGGTTCGCTATGGCACTGGCGGCAACGAGGTAACGGTCGCCACCACCGTCAACGTCTGCGACAACGCATGGCACCATCTGGAACTGAATATGGACCCGACCACCGGGGCTACGTTCTATATCGACGGCGTCCTCGCGGGTTCCAGCGCAACCACCATGGCGGCCGCCACCCCATCCCGCGCAAGCGTCATCGGCATCAACATCTTCGGCGGCGGCGCGAATGCCTGGGGCGGCGAGGTTGATGAAGTTTCCCTGTGGGGCGCCGTGTTGCACACGGCCGACTTCACGCCGCAAACAAGCGCATATATTGGCACCGAGAACAATCTGATCGGTCTTTGGCATCTCGACGGTAACGGCACGGACAGTTCCGGTGCTGTCGCGGCGACCGCTGTCACCCTGTCCGGCCCAACCACTGGCGCCGTGGGTGCGGCCTCTTCGGCCTTCTCGGTGGGCGCCAACGGCGTTATAACCGGAACTGTGGTAGTTACGCCGACCCCGGTAGCCGGCGTAACATTCACCCCTACCAGCGTCTCGATCAGCAGCGCTTCGCCTACCGCGACCTTCACCGCCACGGCGAGCACCGCCGGCGCAAAAACGATAGCAGTAAATAACGACGGCAGCCTGGCGAATCCATCGAACATCACCTACACGGCATCGGCTTCGGGGGCGGGTTTCGACCAGACCAAGGTGGTGTTTTCGCCGTTGAATTGGAATGTCAGCGCGGGTAACGCAAAAACAATCAACCCGGGCGCTTACTTCCGCACGATCTTCGGCGGCACCTCGTGCACGTTGCAATTCGACATGACCGGCATCCTGACGCCGCTGCCTCAGATAAGCTACCGCGTCGACGGCTACGGCGCCTGGACCACCGTCGATATCGCCGCCAGCGTGGCGTTGGCGATCCCGTCCGACACTGCTGGCTGGGCGAACGCCGGCGGGCGCCTCCTGGAAGTTCGCTTCAAGTCGATGACCGAAACGCAATTGCGCTGGGCGACGCAGGCAACGGCGGTCGTTTTGGTTGGCATCGTACTGGACGCCACCAAGACGCTGACGCTGCCGACCAAGCTGCCGCGCTCGATGTTGTTCCTGGGTGACAGCATCACCGAGGGCGACCGTACGGTGAAGATCGCCGGCACGCCGGACTTGAACAGCCACGACGCGTTCCTTGGATGGGCGCCGGAAGTTGCTCGGCTGATGGGCTTTGAATTCGGCGTTGTCGGATTCTCCGCGCAAGGCGCGGTGCAGACCGGCGTGGGTGGCGTTCCCGCGCTGACTGGCACCTACAACTTCCTGTATTCCGGTGTCGCCCGCTCGTTCGCCGTTGCGCCGGACGTGATCGTCATCAACATCGGCACGAATGATTCGGCAGACATTACGTCGGCGATGACTACGGTGTTGAACGGCTTGCTTGCGGCGACGCCAAAAACCACCCGCATCGTGGTGCTGCGCCCGTTCAACGGCACGGCCCGCAGTGCACAACTGCAGGCGGCGATTGCGGCCTGCACCGCGCCGACTCGCTGCCTGTTCGTCGACACCAACGGCTTCTTCGTCACGTCGAAGTCTTCGGACAGCCTGCATCCGTTCGGCAATGCCAATATCGGTGATATCGCGCCGGCGGTCGTCAACGCGATCCAGGCCTTTGTTGCGCCGATTCGTGGCGCCCGCACCGCTCGCACCATCAGCCTGCCGCTGTTCCAGGACTTGGCGGGCACGGTGCCGGCGGCCGACGCAACGGGCTTGGTCTGGTCCTTCTTCGATCAAACGTCAGCCGATGGCCTGACGGTCGCGGCGGACAGCGGCACGACTGCTGCGATCAGCGGCGGAGCGTTGAGTCTGTCGGTGTTCTCGACCAAGACCGCCGGCCAGCAGGGTTATCTGGTGCTGACGAACGCGGACGGCTCGAAAGCGTTCCGTGGCGTCGTAACGTTGTCCTAAAAGAAAGCCAATATGACCAAATTCAGCACCTTCCTGCGGCCGTTCGCGGCCAACTCGCCGTGGAACAGTCGCCCGGTGAATCCGGTTCTCGGCGCCTGGGTGATCCCGGCGTGCTTCAAGCCGCGTGGGACCGCGTACAAGTGCTACCCGTCGATTGAGGGCGGCGCATTCTCGACGGGTATTTACCGCGCCTTGCCGAGCGAGCTGCCGCGCACGATCTACGCAGTGGCAGGGTCGAAGGGCATCTTCGACTCGGACGCCGATGAGTGGAAGCCATCAATCACGATCCCGCACTGGCCGGCTGACGCTGTCGGCGCTTCGGGATCGGATGGTCACTGCGACATCATCGACGAGGCGGCCGGCGTGATTCATTCGTTCTGGATCTTGAAGCGGGACGCGGCCGGGCGCTTCACCGCGCGCCAGTACGGCTGGAGTCCGCTGAAGGGTAGCGGTTGGGGCGACGCCGCCCACTACTATCAAGGGGCGCGCGCCACCGGCGTAGCAACCTGCGCCGGCATGATCCGCAAGCACGAGGTCGCCGACGGCAAGCCGCTGTTCGAGCACGCGCTGGCCATGTCGCTTGATCAGTCCGGCCTTGCCGCATCGCCCGCGTTTATCCCGCCGGCCACGATCTCCGACTGGAATGCAGCCAGCACCAACACCGGCAAGATTCCGCAGGGCGCCCTGATGATGCTGCCGCCCGGCTACGACACGGCACGGCTGACCCGCTGGCCGCTGCTGAAGAAGGTAGCCGAAACGCTCAAGGTCTACGGCGCGCGCGTGGTCGACCGCAACGAATACACCCCGTACTCGATCTACGTCGAGAACGGCGCACCCTGGGACATGTCGCCAAGTGTGGTGGGCTGGGACAACGGCATGGCCGCCGAGCTGGAGTACATCCGCACGCAATTGCGCCAGGTGGTATCGCAAGACGGCTGGATCGCCGGTGAGGAAACCATCTCGGAGCCGGGCATCATGTCGCTGCGCGGTCCCTGGCTACATGAGAAGACCAGCGCGCTGGCACCCGGCCTCTACGACACGCTCGCCCAAGGCCTGAGATTCGCGGCCAACACCGAGCTGGTCAGCGTGGCCAACACCAACGGCACCGGGTTCCGCGTCCAGAATCTCAAGCCTAAGGCCGGTGAGTACTTCAAGCTCTCGACCAACTCCGATTGCGGCGCACGGCTGAAGATGATCGTCTACGGCCAGAAGCCCGAGGGCGGCGCTGCAGCGAACATCGTGCTGGTGCCGACCGACGGCGCGCCTGCGTACGTAAAGTGGCCGCTTGGCGGCTGGTGCGCCCTGGTGGCGTGGAAGTTCCCCGGCCCGGCCGGCGTGCTGCAAGCGACGCTGAGCAAGATCACCGAGGCCGAGTACTTGGCCGCACCGAAAGGCTAGCCATGCTCATCATCGAAACCGGCCTGCCGGATGCCGAGAACTACGCGCGCCGACCCTTCACCGTCCTGTTCTCGCCATCCGAGATCGGTCAGGCGACTGCCTGCCTACACAGCGTGCAGCGAACACCAAGGGCGCCGGTATCAGCAGCGCACCGTGGGATGGGCTGATCTATCTGAGGCGCATGATCTGATACCCCGCTTCGGCGGGTTTTTTTTCGTCCGAAACACCGAAATAGAAAATCGTCTCAGCTTTCCGGGAAATGAGACAGTTAAATCCGCAGACTGTCTGCATGCCTACTCCAAACACCTCCCCAACCGCGCCGGCAGACGATTGCGCCCCCCGTACGATGCCGCAAATGGCGCGCGCGGCGGAGCTCGTGCCGGCAACCTTTAACGAAGCCGACAACACCATTGAGTGCGTGTGGACTGTTGGCGGCCGCGTGCGCCGCTACGACTGGTACAACGACCAGCCCTACGAGGAAGAGCTGGTCGTCACTTCGGAAGCGGTGGATATGGCCCGCTTCGACGCCGGCGTGGTGCAGGTGCTGAACGGCCATCAGACCTACGGCGGCGTCGAGTCCATCCTGGGTGTCGCCGTCCGAGCCAGCATCGATAACGGCGAGGGCCGCGCCACGCTGCGCCTGTCCACCCGCCCCGAGATCGCCGGCATCGTGGCCGACATCCGCACCGGCATCATTCGCTCGATCAGCTTCGGTTACGCCGTTACCAAATACGAAATCACCCGTGCCATCGACCGCACCGACGGCGTCAATATGCCGCTCTACCGCGCCGTGTCCTGGCAGCCCTACGAAATCAGTTTCGTCACCGTTCCAGCGGATGCCAATGCGAGCACCCGCGAACAGCCCTCGAACGGTTTGCCGTGCGAGTTCACCCGGGCGCCCGCCCATTTACCCACTCAGGAAAATTCCATGCCTACACCAAATACTCAGGGCGGCGCCGCACCGGTCGTTCCAGCAGCAGCCGCACCAGCAGTCGTCGACGCTACCCGCGCTGCCGACCCATCCGGCGCCGCCAACCAGGCCGCCATCGATGCCGCCGGCACCGCCGCAGCCGCACGCGCCGCCGACATCACCGAACTGTGTACCCGGCACAACGTTGGCCAGCTGGCAGCCGGCCTGATCCGCAGCGGCAACAGCGTCGACCAGGCCCGCAGCGCGGTGCTGGAAGAGCTGGCCCGTGCGGACAACGCAGGCGGCAACCAGCGCAATGTGCGGATCCAGACCGTCAGCGACGAGCATGTGACTCGCATGGCCGGCATGGAAGAAGCTTTCATGCACCGCGTGCACAGCGGCACCACGCTGACCGACAACGGCCGCCAGTTCCGGGGCATGAGCGTGCTCGAAATCGGCCGTGAGTTCCTGGCATCGCGCGGTATTGAGACACGTGGCATGGACAAGATGCGCTTGGCCACCGAAATGCTGCACTTCCGCTCGGGCATGCACACCACCAGCGACTTCGCCGCGCTGTTCTCGAACGTCGCCAACAAGCGGCTGCGTGATGGTTACGTCGGCGCGGTCGGCACCTACGACCTGTGGGCACGCAAGGCACCCAACGCCCCGGACTTCAAGGGCATCAACGTGGTGCAGCTGTCCGGCGCGCCCGAACTGCTTCGCACGAACGAACACGGCGAATTCAAATACGGCACCATGAGCGACGGTGGCGAAACCTATGCTGTCCTCACCCACGGCCGCATCGTCGGCCTGACGCGCCAAGCGATCGTCAACGACGACCTGCGCGGCTTCGACCGTCTGGTCAGCGCCTTTGGCGCCAGCGCGCGGCGCCTCGAAAACCGCTTGGTGTACAGCCAGCTGACCAACGGCGTCATGGCCGATGGTAAAGCGGTTTTCCACGCCGACCACAAAAACCTGGGCACCGGTGCGCCGCTGGCCATGGCGGGCCTGAAAGCCGGCCGCGCTGCCATGCGCCAGCAGAAGGGCCTGCAAGGCGAGGATTTGAATATCGCGCCGCAGTTCCTGATCGTGCCGACCGCGCTCGAGCAGGACGCCTACCAGTTGACCAGTTCCAACTACGTTCCGGCCAAGCAATCGGATATCAACGAATTCCGGGCTGGCGGCCGCACTGCGGTCGAGCCGATTGTGGAGTCGGTGCTGGATGGCGTGAGTCTGACCGATTGGTATATGGCCAGCAACAACGGCCAGATCGACACCGTCGAGTACTGCTATCTGGACGGCGCCGAGGGTCCTGTGATCGAGAGCCAAGTCGGCTTCGAGATCGACGGCATTTCGTACAAGTGCCGCTTGGACTTCGCTACCAAAGCGATCGACTACCGTGGCCTCTACAAAGGCCAGGCAGCAGCGTAACCCGCGCCCGGCAAGCGAGCCCACTCCACCAATACCAATCAGGATCAGACCATGCGAAATTTTATCCAAACCGGTGATGTCATCACCGTCCCGGCGCCCTACGCGGTGTCCAGCGGCCAGGGCGTGCTGGTGGGCGCCTTGTTCGGCATCGCCACCTGCGATGCCGCCAGCGGTGCCGCCGTCGAAATCAAGCGCCAAGGCGTGTTCGATGTCGCCGCACTGTCCACCGACACCGGCGCCATCGGCGTCAAGGTCTACTGGGACAACACCAACCGCCGCATCACGGTTACCGCCGGCAGCAACACGTTGGTAGGCGCTCTGACCGACGCCAAGACCAACGGCGTTGCCGCGGCTCGCGTGCTGCTGGATGGCGCCGTCCGCTAAGCGGCCCCGCGACCATGTCCTTCGCCGCCTCCGAAGCCCGGCTCAACGTCAGCGTGATGAAACACCTGGCCAACGCGACTGCCGTCATCGGCGGCAGCGATGTGCCGGTAGTTTTCGACGCCGAGTATAGGCAGGGTATGGTCGGCCCGGCCGGCATGGGTGCGGCGGACCCGCAGATGGTGATCAGCAGCGCCGCCGTTCCGCCCGACTTCGTTGGCACGGAGATCACGGTAAACGGCAAGCCTTGGCGGGTAGCCGAGCGCCGTCCGGACGGCCAGCTTGAAGCCGGCCTGACGTTGATCATTCTGGAAAAGCCATGAGGACAGCACATCGCGCGCTCCAACAGGCGCTGGTCGATCTGCTAAAGGTGGCCCCGGCCGTCGCCGGCGGCCGCATCTTCAAAGACCGTGACCGCTCCATTGGCGTGGACATGCCCAACGCCGTCGTCGTGCGGCTGCGGCGCAGCGGCTCGGCCTTGTCGTCTGTGATTGGAGGCCCTACCGGCTGGACCACGCTGGTCAGCTTTGAATGCTACGGCCGCGCCGCCTCCGAAGAAACCGGTGCCGACCAGGTCGTTGAAGACCTGTTTGCCCGTTTGGCCGTCGATCCGACGCTGGGCGGCCAGGTGCTGGAGTGCGTGCCGCTGCCCGGCGACACGCTGAACTGGGACTCGGAAGAACTGGACGACAAGCTCGAATGCACCACCGCGATTTTTCAAATTCAACACCAAACCACCGGAAGGACACTGACGTGACCGAGATCAAAAAAACCACAAGCGAGGCTCCCGTGCCTGCGGCCGCAGTTCCGGCCGTGCAGCACGCCGAGCCGCAACGGGGTGGCAGCTACACCCGCAACCTCGCCACCGGCGTCCTGGAAAAAGCACCTTCCGACCCGGCCACGGCAACCGCCCAGGAGTAACACATGGCCTCCCGCCTGATCAAAAAAACCGCCATCTTGGCAAAGTTGGAAACCACCTACGGCACTGACGCTGTGCCGACCGGCGCCGCCAACGCGATGTTGGCCAGCAACCTCAGCGTCAACCCGCTCAACGCTAACAACGTCGACCGCGCGCTGATCCGTGCCTATTTCGGCAGCTCCGAACAGCTGGTCGGTACCCGCTACATGGAATGCGGCTTCGATGTAGAGCTGGTTGGTTCCGGCGTCGCCGGCACGCCGCCAGCCTGGGGCCCGCTGATGCGTTCCATCGGTTTCGCCGAAACCATCACGGCCGCGCTGCGCGTCGACTACACGCCGATTTCCGATGATATCGAATCGGCCACCATCTACTGGTACGACGACGGCGTGCTGCACAAGCTGCTGGGCGTGCGCGGTACCGCCACCATGGACCTGTCCGTGGGTGTCAAGCCGGTTATCTCGTTCAAGTTCATCGGCATCTACGGCGGCATCGCCGAGCAGGCCGCGCCGGCCACTACGCTGACCGCCTGGAAGGTGCCGCAGATCGTCGTCAATGCGCAGTCTGGCGACGTGACGCTGGGTGCCACCCACTCGGCCACTACGGCGCCCGCGCTGATCGGCGGCACGCCGGTCACCAGCCAGGGCCTGACCATCGACCTGGGCATCACCGCCACGTTCCAGCCGCTGCTGGGCGAGGAATCGGTAGAGGTCACCGACCGCAACGTCACCGGCGCCATCAAGTTGAAGATGTCGGCGGCGCAAGAGGTCGAATACATGAACAAGGTGCTGCTGGCGGAGTTGTCCAGCGTGGGCCTGCAGCACGGCACCGTGGACGCGAACAAGATCCAGGTGTTCATGCCGAGCGTTCAGTTCACCACCCCGACCAAGGAAGAACTGAACGGCCAGCGCCTGATCGGCTACGCCTTGCGCGCCGTGCCGGTCGCCGGCAACGACGAGTTCCGTCTTACCTGCTTCTAAACCCCGGGGCCGCCGCGCCCCATACCCAAGGAAAAACATGAGCACCAAATACAAAACGATCGTCAGCAACATCGCTCTCATTCCCGTAAAAGGTTCGCTGTCCGATGCCGACGGCAAACCAGTCCCATTTAAATTCAACCTGTTGTGCAAGCGCATAGGCGCCACCGAGCTGAAAGACAAGCTGGCCGGCGGCGAGACGCTGATGCAGGAGGTGCTGCAGGATGTAACCACCGGCTGGGAGAAGCAGACTCTGGTGCTGGAGCAGGACGGTACGCCGGCGGAGTTCAACGCGGAGTCCTACGCCGCAATGCTGGAGATCGGCGGTATGGCGCAGGTTTGCTTCAACGCCTACATGAAAGGTCAGTCGGCGACGGAAAAAAACTAGAGCGGGTCGCGCGCCTTGCGGCGCTCGGCCTGATCGAAACCGAGGAGACCTTGGCGCAGGAACTGGAGGAGGTCGATGAGGCGCTGGCCGCAATCGGCCTCGTGGCGACAGCGCCGGTCTCCAATCTGGAGGATCTGCATCTCTGGCCGGAGAACGTCCTGGCTTGGAATCTCTTCAATGCGGTCAACACGCAGTGGATCGTCGGAGTCAACGGCGCCACCGGTCTGAACTACCAGGGTGTCGAAGTGGTGATGCGCAAATGGCGCATCAAGCGCCGCGACGAGCAGCGCGTATTTCGCGAAATTCAAGTGATGGAACGTGCGACGCTGCGCGCATGGGGAGAAAGAAAAGATGGCTGAAACTCGGGTGGTTATCACCGGCGACGCGAACCAGGCGGTGAGCGAATTCCAGCGCCTGCTCGCAGCAGCCACAGGCTCCCTGCAAAACATCTCGGCGCTCGGCGGGACGGCCACCAAAGTGATGGCGGGCATCGCCGGCACCGTCGCCGCCGCCGGCGCTGCCTACCTAAGCTTCAGCGGGATCATCAGCGGCGTCAACGATTCGATCGAGCGGCTTGCCCAGCTTGACGATTCGGCGCAGAAGACGGGGTCGTCCATCGTCGAGAGCCTGTCGAAGTTGCAAAAAGTCGCGATGATGACCAATGTCGAGTTCGGTAACGTCGACAAGGCCGTGTTCAACCTGGCCAAAACGCTCGGCGCGGTGGGCGAGGAGTCCGACGCCGTGCGCAAGGCGTTGGCGGATCTCGGGATTTCCGCCAAGGACATCCAGGGGGAGGATACTGCCGCCACGTTTATCCGGATCTCAAAAAGTCTGCAAAATTACGAGGACGGCGCTGGCAAGTCAGCTGTGATGAACAAGCTGTTCAAAAAATCGGCCGAGGAGCTGCTGCCGTTCATGAACGACGTGGCGGAGAGCGTCGACCAATTCTCCGGACGCTCCAGCCAGGCGGCGGCGCAGGCATCGGGGTTCCAGGATGCCATGGGTCTGATGAAAGTCCGAACGGCGGAGATGTACGACATGCTGACCGACAGCCTGCTGCCATCCTTGGCCGTGTTCACGGGGCGACTGCTTGATAGCGATGGCGTCATCAGCCGGCTGTCTGGCCGCATCGACGCGCTCGGTAAAAGCGGCGAGCTGCGCAAATGGGCCGAGAACATCGCGGCCGGCGTTGGTTACGTGGTCAGCGCTATCGTCCCTGCGGTGAAAGTTGCGTCCGCCTACTTCGCGTTATTCGTCGCCGCGCCCGTTATCTATACGGCGGTCGCGGCCGCCGTGACGACGTTGTTCGGCGCAATAGCAACCTTTGCGATGAATGTCCTGATTGGGCAGACCGCGACTATTGGTTTCAACACGACACTGTTCGGCACCTCGGTGGCGGCGCAGCTGGCCGCCGGTTCCCTAACGAAATTGGCGTTGGCCGGTAATGTGCTTTTCGCAGCATTCGCCGGCTGGCAGATCGGCACCTACCTCCGCGACAACTTTGTCGAAGCGCGCCTTGCCGGGCTGACATTCGTGGGCCTGATGCTGAAGGGTTGGGAGAACCTTAAATATAACCTGACCGTCGCGTTTGAGGCTATTGGATTCTCCTGGGATAAGACCGTTGGCACGATGAAGATCGCGCACGCGGGCTTCGTCTCGACTGTCGCAAAGGGATTCGCGTTGATCGGCCAGGATGATCGGGCCGCGCAGATGGAAGCTTACGCGGCCAGCCTGCGCGCTGCCGGCGTCGCCGTCGGCACCTTCGCCAACCGCACGGCTGAGCTCGATGCGGCGCACAAGGCAGAGATCGACACCATCGATAAGAACATCGTGGAACTGATGGCGTATGAAATGGCGTCCAAGGCCGTTGCGCAGGCGGATGGGACCGTGGAAGAGGGCAAGAAGAAGGTGCTGAAGTCCGCCAAGGACAATGCCGATGCGATCAAGGCGGAACAGAGCGCGTATGTCGGTCTGATTTCCGGCATCAAGACGAAAATTGAAGAGGGCCGCCTGGAACTGGCGCTTAACGAAAACGCTACCGACAGCCAAAAGGCGCGCGTCAAGCTCGATCAGGAGCTGGCGTCGGGCAAGATCAAGCTGACCAGTGCGCACCAGGCCACCGTTCGCGGACTGCTCGACGAGCAGGCTGCAGTTGAGCAGTTGCTCAAATCGCGCGCCACAGAGAAGGAAGTTTCCAAATACATCGAGCAGAGCACTATCGCCCGTTCGGCGTCGACCGCCCAGCTGGCCGCCGAATATCAGGCGTATGGGCAGTCCAGCGATGCACGCGACATTGCGATGGTGGCAATCAAAGAGCAGACCGCCCTGGAGCAGTTCCTGAACCAGCAGAAGGTCGCCGGCCGTGCCTTGACAGCCGAGCAGATCGTGGAACTGAAGGGCGAGGCGATGGCCCGCGCAGCTGTCGAGCAGGCCACGCTGGCGCAAAGTAAGGCGCTGGGCTACGCGGCGCAACTATCTACCGAGAACAAAACCTTCGCGGCTGAATCGCTCGCCGATCCCAAGGCTCGTGCCGATGCGTTGCTCAAGATCGATGCGGATGTCTGGCAGGGGCGGATTCGCCTTGCCGGCGAGGGGACAGAGGCACAGAAGGTGCTGCAATCCGAATACGACACCTGGTACAAGAACCAATCGGTGAAGTCGCAGATGGGCGCTGATTTGACGCGCGCCACCGAACTTCTGGCCGTGATGACCGCGCTGGACGATGTGGCGCGTGATGCCGCCAGCGGCATGGCCGAGTCCTTCGGGAGTGTCGGCCAGGCGATCGGCGGGTTGACTACCGCACTCAGCGGATACGCTCGCACGCAGGCCGCTGTGGCCGCCGAGCTGGCCGCGTCGATGAAAGACGCGGGCGCCGATCCGGTCAAGCAGGCGGCCGCGCAGGGGAAAGCGGCGGAGGCTTCAGGTCGGGCCCAAGTGCGCCAGTACGCCGACATGGCCAGCGCGGCAAAGGGCTTCTTCAAGGAGAACTCCAAGGGCTATAAGGTCCTGGAGGCCACCGAGAAAGCCTATCGTGCCTATGAGATGGCGATGGCGGTCGAGAGCATGCTGACAAAAAGCGGCCTGCTCGCTGCATTCACCGGCCTTTTCGTCACGTCCAAGACCGTAGAGACGGCGGCTACCGTGGCCACCGTTCCGGTGACTGTGGCCGCCGAGGGCGTCAAGCAAGCGGCGTTGGCGACTACCGCCATGGCTGGCGCCATCGCTGTACCTTTTCCGGGGAGCTTGGTGGCCGTCGGCATCGTCGCCGCGATGCTCGCCGCCATCGGCTTGGCAAGTGGTGGCGGTGGCGGTGCCTCCCCAAGCGTCGCCGAGCAGCGCCAGGCCGCCAACGGCACCGGCTCCGTGCTCGGCGACCCGTCCGCAAAAAGCGAATCGATTGCCAACGCCTTGGACATCATCGCCAAGGATTCCGGGCTTGGTCTGGCGCATTCCGCTTCCATGGTTGTCTCGCTGAAACAGATCGTGTCTGGAATTGGCGGGCTCGGCAGCTTGTTGGTGCGTAGCGACGATATCGCCAAGGCCGGTGCCGCTGTTGCGAGCGGCGGTGGTGGCGGCTTCATCGGCAGCGTGGTCAGCAGCATTTTCGGCGGCAAGACGTCGGTGCTCGACACCGGCGTCGTCGTCGGAAAGTCCTCGCTCGGTACCATCGCCCAAAGCGGCCTCACTGCGCAGGCCTACACCGACACCAAGACGAGCGGCGGCTGGTTCTCAAGCAGCAAAAATAACACCGATAAGCGGGATCTGAGCGCGGAGATCAACAGCCAGTTCTCCATGATCGTCACCGGCATGGCCACCGCGATCACTGAACAGGCCACCCTGTTGGGCCTGGCGCGCGATGGCTTCACCGACAAACTCAATTCGTTCGTCGTTGACCTGGGTAAGATCTCCTTCAAGGACCTCACCGGTGCAGAACAGCAAGCCGCGCTGGAAACGGCGTTCTCCAAGGTTGGCGACGATATGGCGCGCTTCGGCGTTGCCGGGCTGGAGAATTATCAGAAGGTGGGTGAAGGCTACCTGGAGACGTTGGCGCGCGTTGCCAACGACTATGTCCAGGTGAGCGACGTGCTGGCGGTGCTGGGCAAGGAATTCAAAGTCACCGGTCTGGACGCCGTCGCGCTTGGCCAAGGCCTGATCTCGGCCGCCGGTGACCTCGAAACGCTGACCTCCGGCACAGCCTTCTTCGTCGACAACTTTCTGACCGAGGCGCAGAAGATGGCGCCGATCACCGCATCGGTCAAAACCGAGATGGCGCGTCTGGGGATGTCCGGCATCACGACCATGGACCAGTTCGCCGCCGTGATCGTTGGCCAGGCGGACGCCACTGGCCAGCTGGTGGGAGGGCTTGACTTGTCCACCGCCGCCAACCAGGCGCTGTACGCATCGATGATCGCTATCGCTCCGGCGTTCCAGGCCGCAGCCGAATACGCCGCCGATCTGGCCGAGGCGACCACCGGCGTCAAGGCCCGGTCCGCCTCCGACATCATGGACGAGCGCCGCGACCTGCAGAGCCAACTCGACGAATTGACGATGACATCGACCCAGTTGCGGGAGAAGGAACGTAACGCCATCGCTGCCAGCAATCTGGCGCTGTACGATTCGGTCGTCGCCGCCCAGGTCGCGGATAAGGTAAACAGCGAGCGCCTGGGCCTTCAGGACCAGCTCGACCAATTGACGTTGACGTCGATCCAGTTGCGTGAGAAAGAGCGCGCCACCATCGCTGCCAGTAATCTGGCGCTGTACGATTCGATCAACGCCGCCAAGGATATCGCGGATGACCGTGCCGCCTTGTCGAACGCGTATGCCACGGAATCGGCGGCCCTGAAGCAGGTGGTCACCGCGAAGCTTGCCGAGGCCGCAGCGACCAAGAAACAAATTGATGCCCTGAAACTGAGCTCCAGTTCGATCCTGTCGCCGGAGCAGAAGTACGCCGAAGCACAGCGCCAGTTCGATACGGCCAGCCTGGCCGACAAGGGTGCGGCCGCGAATGCGCTGCTGGAGGCCTCGCGCGCATACAACGGCAGCACCGGCGCCTACGTCAAGGATTACGTTAAGGTCCAGGCGGCGCTCGCGCTGTCGGCCGCATCATCTTCGGCCGCCGCCACGGTAGCTCAGCAACAGCTGGACGCGTTGGACAAGCAGGTGTCGGGGTTGATCTCAATCGACAAGCGCGTCCTTGGCGTGCAGGAGGCGATTTTCGCTCTTGCTCAATCGCTGCAGGCGGGTGGGAAAACGTCGGACGCGGCCGGCGCTCAGGCGGGCGTGATTGGCTCACTCTACCAGTCGCTGCTCGGTCGCGCGCCAGATTCTGCCGGGTTGGCGTTCTGGCAGAACAAAGCCATGTCCGGCGTCACGCTCGAGCAGATAGCAGCAGCTTTCAAACAGTCGCCTGAATATTTGGGTATGCATGGTTCGCACGCCAACGGGCTTGATCGCGTGCCGTTCGATAATTACCGCGCTGTGTTGCACAAGGATGAGCGTGTGCAGACCGCCTCGGCGGTACGGCAGGGGGATGCCGCCAGCGTTGCGGCTGTGCTTGAGATGAAAAAACAGACAGCCGCAATTGAGAGCCAGAATGCTCTCATCGAGAAACAGAACGAGCTGCTCAAATCGATTAGTGAAAATGGCGCAACCGACGAAGGACTGCGCCGGACGCGCCAGTACTTGGGCAAGGCGATGTCTGCGAAGGCGATGCCTGCTAGGGCGGCAGCATGAGCGAGCAAATCGTCCTCGTCGAGATCGAGGCCTACAAGCTGAGCAGCGGCACCGTAGAGACACTACGGTTCTGCGACGGGTTGGCCTATCGTACGCGGCCCACCGAGGTGCCGCCGAACGCGCTTTTCCGGCCAATGCTGCTGGATCCCGGCTGGTGCCGTGTCGACGTATTTACCGGCCCGGGGCAGTACGGACAGATCACGCCCGGCGAGCTGGTGCTGGACGATTCGAGCGGCGCCCTCGGCGCGTCCTTGATCGACTACGCCTTCGACGGCCGTCAGATCGTGGTGAGGATCGGCGATCGTGGCGCCGCATACCCGACCGACTACGTCACTGTCATCAGCGGAACGTTGAGCGGCCAGCCATCTTTCGATTGGTCGCGCATTACCTTCCACCCCGCAGACATCACGGCGGCGCAAAGAAAATCGATGCAGTCGCTGCGCTATGCCGGCAGCAACGTGCTCCCCAATGGTGTCGAGGGAGTCGATGACATCAAGGGGCAGGTGAAGCCGATCGTATGGGCGATGGCGTCGAACATGTCGCCGGTCCTGTGCAACACCTCCAAGTTGATCTACCAGGTATCGATTGCCACCGGTACCGCCGCCGTCTCCGTCTCCGCAGTGCGCGATGGTGGCCTGCCGCTGACGGCCGGCGCAGCATACGCCAGCCTGGCCGACATGATCGCTACGGCGCCGGCGGCCGGTGCTTATCGCATCTTGAGCAATATCACGGATGGAACCTATATCCGGCTCGGTTCCTCGCCCGCCCGTGCACTGACCTGTGACGCTGCTTATGGCGTCGCCGCCGACCGCACGCACGCGCAAACCTGGCGCCGCGTGCTTGCCTACTCGGGTGTCAGTGGTGCGGCCATCTCGGCGGAGGACATCGCGGCGCTCGACGCCGCGTTGCCAGCCGCAATCGAGTTCGCGGTGTTCGATGAAACCGAGTTCGAGGCGGCGCTGAGCACAATCGCCGGCAGCGCGGCGGCGGCGTGGTTCGGCGATCAGACCGGCGTCTACCGGCTGCTGAGATGGTCGGCGCCGGCCGGCGCGCCGATGGCGAAGCTGACATCGCTGCGCACCGACGCGATGGATATCTCCGATGTCATCGGCACCGGAGCTGTGGCGCCGGCTTACCGGGTCAAGCTTTCCTACGGGCGCAACTGGACCGCGATGGACGATTCGGCGCTGGGCGGTGACAAGACGGCCGGCGCCGACCCGGTGCGCGCGCCGGCTGGTCGGGCAGGGTTGGCCGCCCGTGCCTGGTTGAACAACGAATACCGCACGGCCGAGGCGACGGATCTGACCGTGCAGGCGGCCTATAAAAACGCCGTGGTGCTTGAGCTGACGTCGCTGATCGCCGACGCCGCGGCGGCGCAGGCTTTCGTCGACGCCCAATTGCTGATGTACAAGCAGGCCCGCCACATGGTGACTCTGTCGATGTGGCTCTCGCCAGCGCAGATCGATACCGTGCGCGCAGGCACCGTGGTCACCGTGCAGCAAGAGCGCTGGCGATATGACGCCGGCCGGCTAATGCGTGTGGCCGGCGTGATGATCGACCGCCAAACCCGAAAAACCGAACTCTCGTGCTGGGGCTGATATGGCGCATCCTAAACTTTGTTTTCCCAACTGGACTTTGCCGACGGCGAATGTCACGCCCACCGTCAGCGGCGCTGGCTGGATCGATCTGGCTAACCTGCAGGGCGAGGTGCTCTCGGAGATGGCGCGGTACCCTGCGGTCGACCTGGCCGGCTCGCGCCTGGTGATTGACCTTGGCCAGCTGCGCAACGTGTCGGTGCTGGCTATTCCGTTTCACAACGCTGGTATCAGGGATAGCGCCAGGATCCGTTTCTGTACCGATGCGGCGCTCACCGACGCGGTCATCGATTCCGGGTGGTTGGAATTTTTCGGTGTGATCTATCCCTACGGAACGCTCGACCCCAGTCGGGTCGAATGGATCGATGGGCGCCTGACCGCCGAGGACGCCGTCGGCGTCGTCAATCCGTGGATGTTTGTCGCACCGACGGCCCAAATTGGGCGTTACCTCGACATCCAGCTGGATTTTCGCAATAACCCGAGCGGATATATCGATCTTGGACAGGTCGTCGCATCGCCCGCGCTCACCTCGGAGAAGAATATTTCGTATGGTGTCAGCCCGCCGTTCTATGTCGACCCGTCGACCAAGACGCGTGCCAAGGGAGGCCCGCAGTTCGCTGACCGGAAGCGCCAATACCGGGCTGCTCGGATGCAGTTCAATTGGCTGGGCACGATGGAGCTATACGGTGGGTTCTACGAGTTTGTGCGCCGCTATGGCCTTACCCAACCGTTCTTTTTTATTTACGACTCGGATGCCGATCCTGTGCTCCGACAGAAGCAGTGCTTCATGTGCACGGCCGAGGAGATAGCTCCGCCGACAAACACCAACCTGCGTGTTCACACGCTCGCCTTGGCGCTCACCGAAGAATTTTAGAAAAGGCCTCACTGAATGAATACCATTGATTTCACTATCAACGGCCATCGTTACACGAACGATCCGATCATCGCCCAAGGCGCCGGCATCCCGCCGGAGTATCAGTTCATTGGCTACAGCGCGATCAACGCGCTGGCCAACTATGCGCTTGACGTAGTGGCCGCTGGCGGCGGTAGCACGGACCAGGCCGAGGCATTTGCGCTGGCTGCGGAGGAGTCGGCGCTGGTCAGCGTTGCAGCCGCGCAGGGCGTGCAGATTATCGGTACCAGCGCTACGGCAGTGACGATCGATACGGGTCCGAAGACGTTCGTTACCCAACCCGGCAAACAGTGGCCCGTGAATGTACCGATCATCGCGGTGAACCCAGCCAACGTGGAGCAATACGTCTACGGAACGATCGGCTCATACGCCGGCACGTCGCTGACGATCAACGTTACCAGTATTAGTGGGGTTGTCGGCGACTCTGTGGCGAACTGGGTTATCTCGACGTCGGGCCTGATTGGCCCGCGAGGCCTGACGGCTAGCAACACGCAGTTCGACGTGATCCCGGTCGCAGCGTTCAATATTGATCATTCGTTGGGAAACTATTTTACGAAAGCAATTAACGGAAATTCAACGTTCACTTTCTCCAACACGCCACCCGGTGGTTACAGTTTTTCGTTTCGGATTTTACACACGAGCGGCGTCATCGTTTTGCCCGCATCTGTGCGTTGGAGCGACAACGTCGTTCCCGTACTGACTTCCGGAAAAGCCCATATTTTCGTGTTCGTCACGGAAGACGGCGGCGCCACATGGCGTGCTGCGGTGAACCGTAATTACCCGAGCTGAGCATGGATCGTACAAGCCAAAGATTCTTTGCGAACGCATCAATAACCGTCCCAGTCGGCCAGGCTGAATGGACCACGCCCGGCACCTACCAGTGGCTTTGTCCTGCGGGCGTCTTTTCGGTGTGTGCGGTCGCAATTGGTGCCGCCTCGAACGGCGGAATGGGTGGCGGGCTCGGCTGGAAAAACGATATCCCGACCATCCCAGGAACGCTCTATAGCGTCAAGGTCGGCGATGTCGCTACCGGCGACGGCACGTCGTTCTTCCTGTCAGAAGCGACGGTGTGCGGCCGTCGCGGCACAAGCGCTGGCGGCACATTTGTCGGTGACGGGGGGGGCAATGGCGGCCGAGCAGCCACCGGCACCAACTCGGGATACTACGGCGATGGCGGCGGTGGAGCCGGCGGCTACAGCGGCAACGGTGGCAATGGGGGTATTGCTGGTTCGGCGCCCGGGAGCATCGACGTGCCGCAGAACGGGACCCCGGGCGGCAATGGAACCGGCGGCGGCGGCGGCGGCGGTGGTGGTGGCTATTACACAAATACCGAAACCACCTTCGAAACGTATTTCGCCGGCGGCGGCGCTGGCGGCACAGGAATTTACGGGCAAGGCGCAGATGGAATAGGTGGCGTAGGAGGAACCGCCGGGAACGTGCAGGGCAAGCTGGGCACCGCAGGTTCGAACGGCACGAACGGCACGAATGGTGTGGTCAGCGGTTCCTTCACTAGTCCCGGCGGCAATGGCGGCTTGTACGGGGGGGCCGCAGGAGTCGGCCGATCCCAAGTCTTACCCGATGGTTCTGCATCTAACCCGAGTCCAAAGGGCGTATCGCAAGGCGGCGCAGTGCGCGCCATTTTCGGACCTGATCGGTTCTTCCCATCAACCCAGACAGAAAATAAGTAGAGGTGAGAATGTATTACATGCCTTCAACTGGCCAAGTCCTCAAGGACCACAGCGCCATCCGGGCGGCGATGCCGCCGAACATCATGCTTCCGCCGGTGCTGCAAGAACCCGACCTTGATTTCATCGGCGTGCACGAACTGCGCGTCGACGACTGTCCGGCCGATCCTGCGACGGTCTTCACGCCGGCGGCACCGGTGCTGCGCAGCGGCGTCTGGTGCCAACCATGGGCCGCGCGCGCCGCTACGGCCGATGAGATTGGGGTGGCGCAGGCCGCGTTGATCGCCACCGTTACGCAATGTGTGGTTGACCGGCTGAACGCCTTCGCCGCAACGCGCAACTATGGTGACGCGCAGACCTCGCCAATCGTGGCGGCCTGCTCGTACGCCGCCAGCGAACATCCGCGCTACGGCCCCGAGGGGCGCTACTGCATGGCGATGCGCGAACAGACCTGGGACATCCTCTACCAGATCCAGGCCGACGTGCTGGCCGGCGACCGGCCGATGCCAACAGGTTTTGCAGAGATAGAGCCGGAACTTCCCGCCCTGGTCTGGCCGGAATGACGCCATCGCAGTAGAACGCCACGAACCCGTCGAAGCGGGGTCTTTTACGCACTATAGAGAGCAACAACATGCCCGGACATGAACAAATAGAGGCCGCCCACCACGCGGATAACCAGCGGCGGTTTATCGCTATCGAGCAAAAGCTCGATGCGAACACGCAGGTCACCGAGAAGCTGGCTTCCGACACGGCCGAGTTGGTCGAGATGTGGAAAGACGCCGGCGTGTTTTTTAAATGGATGCGGCGCGCCGGCGCGCTGTTGATCTGGGTTGGAAAGGTCGCAGGCGCCTTGCTGATCTTGATAGGCGTCCCTGCCGCTATTAGTCATTTCTTTGGAGGTGTGCCGAAATGAAAATCAAACTGATCGATGACTGGCGTGCGGTGCTGAAGCGCGCGTGGTCCCTTAAATTCAGCCTGATGGCCGCTCTGC